ACAGGTTGATAGAACAGATCACCTACCTTGCAACAGCAGAAGGTGTTGATGTAGTAATCCTTGATCATTTAACAATAGTAGTCTCAGGTATCGCAGATGTAGACGAGAGAAGAGCTATTGATATTGCGTGTACAAAACTTAGACAGGTTGTTGAATCTACTGGTATAGGTTTAATACTTGTCAGTCATCTAAGAAGGCCACCTGGACTTTCGCACGAACAAGGACAGACTGTAAGTACCTCTGATCTAAGAGGAAGCTCTGGAATACTTCAGCTATCAGATCTTTGTATCAGTGCTGAAAGAAATCAACAATCTGAAAGCAATGCAGAGAGAGCAGAACTACAACTACGAGTTTTAAAGAACAGACATACAGGGATGACAGGACCAATAGATAAATTATTGTATGACCAAAGCACAGGAAGACTTGTAGTACCCATGTCCACTTACTTCGGAAACTAATGACTTTACTAATTGACGCTGATTGGCTTTTGTATTCTTCATGTTGTGCCTGTGAACAGGATGTCAGATGGAATGAAGACTTACATACTCTTCATGCAGATGAAAGAGATGTACATGAAATGATTGATGGCAGGGTTGCATATTACCAGGGGATAGCAGAAGACGATAAAGATGTTGTTATGTGTTTTACTGAGTATCCAACATTCAGACATACAATATATCCAGAATATAAAGCTAATAGAAAACACAAAAGAAAACCTTTAGCTTTTAAGAAGGTAGTAGCACAGGTGAGAGAAAGATACGAATCAAAAAGTTTTGATGGGTTAGAAGGAGATGATGTTATGGCTTTGCTTGCAACATCTAAACAATACGAGAACCCAATAATAGTATCAGTAGATAAAGACATGAGATCTGTACCTTGTACCCTGCTTGCAGGTGATGATCTTGAACTTATAACCAAACGTAAGGCTGACAGGCATTGGATGATACAAGCTCTCACAGGAGACAGTACAGATAACTATTTTGGTATAGATAAAGTAGGACCAGTAACAGCAGAGAAGATACTGGGAGAATCTAAAACATTAGAACAGATGTGGGAGAAGGTAGTAGCTGCTTATGAAAAAAAGAAATATGACTTTGCTGATGCTGTATTAAATGCACAACTTGCAAGAATACTTAGACATGGAGACTTTGATTACAAGACAGGAGAAGTATCTCTCTGGACTCCATAAAAAAAACCAATAGCCTTCGGGTTGTGCAGCTACTGGTATTTTTAGTGTGGCTTGGATAAGCATATCAACCTTATCACATAAATTTAAACCTGCTATACTTTATTATCAAAAGTGAACTACAATACATATAAATCTTACTAATCATGGCATCTGAAAAACTACCAGTTATTACAGATGAATTGATTTTTGCCTTAAATCAAATCTTTCCACACCGCCATCCTGACTTGTCTTTATCTGATAGAGAGATATGGTTTAAAGCAGGGCAACGGTTTGTTGTTGATTATCTTATTGAACAACAGGCAAGACAGAAAGATACGATGCTCACTGAATCAGTCTTGGAGAATTAATCATGTGTGTTTTTTCTACACCTAAACCACCACCTTTACCAAAACCAGAGCCAGTAGACTCACCTATAGAAGATACTGCTGATAAGGTTGTTATTGGTGATAAGAGAACACTGCCCGATAAAAAGAAAAAGACTATAAAAAACGTAAGAGTTGCTAGACGTTTAGGTACAAGATCACTACAGATACCTCTTAACCCTGGTGTTCAGTCTGGGAACTTAAACTACCCTGTATAAAATGGAGTATTCAACACAAGGACAAACTGCTGCTGGTAGATATGCACAATTACAAAGTGCAAGATCTACTTTTGATAGAGAAGCAAAAGAATCATCAAAGCTAACCATACCTAGTCTTATACCAGAAAGCACTACAGGTACAAGAGCAAAAATAAAAACACCCTTTCAAGCAGTAGGTGCTAGAGGTGTGAACAGCCTTGCATCTAAACTTTTATTTGCATTACTACCACCATCAACAGCCTTCTTCAAACTAAGTATTGATAGTCTTGAACTGTTAAAGCAAGGACAGGAAGGTTTAGAGACAGAGATAGATAAAGGTTTACGCACAATAGAAACAGCTTTGATGAATGAGATAGAGATTTCTAACGACAGAGTTGCAATGTTTGAAGCATTAAAACATCTGATCGTTGGAGGAAACGTTTTGCTCTATCTCACAGATGACGGACTGAAAGTATATCCATTATCAAAGTTTGTATGTAAGCGTGATGCTGTTGGTAATGTACTAGAAATTATTACACAGGAGTCAGTAAACCCTAAAGCCCTTTCACCAGAGTTCTTAGAACAGATCAAGAAAAAAGACAACTATGATGAAAAGACAATGGAAGGCGACCTTGATATATACACCTGTGTTAAGAGAGTTAATGATGACTTTTTATGGCATCAGGAATGTAAGGGGGAAAAGATACCAGGCACTGATGGCAGATCAAAAATAAATGTATCACCTTGGATTACTTTGAGATTTGTAAGAATTGATGGTGAAGATTATGGAAGAGGTTATGTAGAGGAATACAGAGGAGACTTAATAAGTTTAGAAGCTTTGATGCAAGCAATTATAGAAGGTGCTGCTGCATCAGCTAAGACTTTATTTCTTGTTAATCCTAATGGTGTTACCAGAGCAGCAACTTTAGCCAAGGCTCCCAACGGTGCAATACGAGAAGGTAGTGCAGCAGATATATCTGTTATGCAAGTCAACAAAGGTGCAGACTTTCAAGTATCTTTTTCTGCTATACAGCGAATTGAATCAAGACTTGAATATGCTTTCCTCATGGCTAGGTCTGTTCAAAGAGATGCAGAAAGAGTAACAGCAGCAGAAGTTACCATGATGGCTAACGAACTAGAGAATAGTCTTGGTGGTATCTATAGTATCTTGACTCAAGAGTTTCAACTACCATACCTTAGACGTAGGATGCACATGCTTGTACGTTCTGGTAAAGCTCCAAAGCTACCTGAGAAGTTAGTAAAACCTAAGATTGTTACTGGTGTTCAAGGTCTTGGTAGAGGTAATGATCGTAATAAGCTTGTTGAATTTATCGGCACAGTAAGTCAAGCTTTAGGTCCTGACATTATGCGTCAGTACATGAATGTAGATGAAGCCATAAAACGACTAGCAAATTCAATTGGGATAGATACTGCTAACCTAGTAAAGACACAAGAAGAGATACAGGCTGAGATGCAAGCTATGCAACAGCAGCAGCTTATCCAACATCTCGGACCTGCTGCTCTTGGATCACCACTTCTTGATCCTAAAAATAACGCACAAGCACAACAACTAACGGAGGAAGCAAATGCCCAACAAGAAGTCTAGTCCTCGCAAGAGGGATGAAAACGGTAAGTTTGTACCTGCAAAAGCAGTGGTAAGCAAACTTGGTGTTAATGATGAGCCTACCCCCACAGAACCCAAGGTGGTCGAAACTAAAAATGGACGTACACTTACTTATAGTTAACAAAATTTTATGACTTCATCACAAGTAAATGTGTCTGAGACACCACCAATGTCTGCTGAAGACTTACAAACTTTAGCTAAAAATGAAACTGATGAGAATGGTCTTATCTTAGGTAAGTTTAAATCAGTAGAAGATCTTGCTGCCAGTTATAAAGAACTGGAAGGTAAGTTAGGACAGTCAACAAAAGAAGAGCAACCAAAGGCAGAAGAAGAAACAGAGACTACTGAACCAGAATTTAATGCAAAAGAATTTTATGGTGATGGTCTTGCAAATGTATTAGAAGAAGTTGGTATTGATCCACAAGAAATTTCTAACAGGTTTACAGAAACAGGTGAAATTAATAATGATGATTATTCAAAGTTAGAAAAAGCAGGTTTCTCTAAACAGGTAATTGACACTTATCTTGATGGATTAAAAGGAACTTCTAGTGCTGTTGGCGAAGATATAGCTACTGCTCAGATACAAGGCATTAAAGATTCTATCGGTGGAGATGAAACTTACGGTAAGATGGTGGCATGGGCCATAGAAAATCTCCCTGCTAATGAAGTTAAAGAGTTTAATTCTTTAACTGAAACAGCAAATGCAACTGCAATTAAGTTTGCAGTACAAGGTCTTTATTCTCAATACAATAACGCTATGGGTGTTGAACCAAACTTAGTATCAGGTCGTGCTTCTCAAAGTGGACCTACACCATATAGATCAACAGCAGAAGTAGTTACTGCTATGTCTGATCCACGCTATGGTAAAGATGTTACTTATACCGAAGACGTACAAAGACGTTTAGGTGGTAGTGATGTATTTAACACTGGTCGTTAATTATGAGAAAAGGTCTTTACTACAACATCAATCAAAGAAAAAAGAAAGGTATTAGTCGTTCTAAAAAGAAAAGTACTATTACAGATGAGGCTTACGCAAATATGAAAGCAGGGTTTCCAAAGAAAAAAAATAATAGAAGTAGTTTAAAGATTGCATAAGGGTGTTATATTTTAAATAACTACTTATCTTTCCTTTATGTCGCAGGGGGTATCTCTTACTAAGAAGGATAAAGACCCCACAGGTGGTCTTACTGATTCTGGTCGTAGAAAATACAACCTAGCAACAGGTGGAAACTTGCAAACCCCTGTTACTAAAACGACAGGTCTAACCGAGACAGAGAAAAACAGAAGAAAATCTTTCTGTGCAAGAATGTCAAAAGTAAAAGGACCGTTAAAGAAAGATGGTAAGTTAACTCGCAAAGCTCTTGCTTTACGCAAGTGGAATTGCGGTTCAGCATAAACTATACAAAGCAAAAATCTTAATATCAAAAGTGCCTGATGCGTCAGATACCACTAGAGAGAACGGACAGAAGCGAAGTAAGTTTTTCAAAATTAAATCAATCCAAAGGAGTTTAAATTATGGCTAACGCCACAGTTTCACGCCTAGGTCTGGTAAATAATTCTGGAACAGACTTTGAAGCTCTGTTTCTGAAAGTGTTCTCTGGTGAGGTTCTTACAGCCTTTGCTAGAAATAACATTTTCAACGATCAGCTTCATTCTGTCAGAACTATTACTTCTGGTAAATCAGCACAGTTCCCTGTTACAGGTGCTGCAACTGCTGCATATCACACACCAGGAACACCATTAGTTGGTGCTAACCAGATCTTGGCAAATGAAAAGATTATTTCTATTGATGATCTTTTAATATCACAGG